TAAGCCTTGAAAGTGCTGTCGGGGCTGTAGCTCTTGATGTGCTCGATGTTGATGCGGGCGCCGTAAGTGGCAGGGTTGTAGCCTGCGGCCATGTCTTCAATCCATTTGCGCTCGATCACTCGACCGACAACGGTTGCGCCTTCGGTGGCGACTTGGAAAAACTTGCTTTTGCTGTTGGCCATAAAGTCCTCTTTGGTTGGCTTGAATTGAGAAAAAAGCTTCTGTGATGTGTATGGTGGCGGGCCTCGCGCGATGCCGCCACATGTTTGTGTTGTGGCCTTCACCGCTACAACACAAACATCACCTCGCGCGCGCGTGAGGCTGGCAAAGTGCAGGGCATGCTTCAAACAAACACCGAAACCGTTGTGACTTTGGCCTCCGAATTGGCCCGAGGAGTGGACCCACGCCGCATCGCGCGCACGATGTTTTGGCAGGGTTATCAGATGCACCACATCGCCAAATCGCTCGGTGTGAAGTACGGCACGGTGGCCAGTTGGAAGCGGCGCGAAAAGTGGGACGACACCGCGCCGTTCACACGCATTGAAAACGCGCTCGATGCGCGCATGCAGCTGTTGATCGCCAAGACCAACAAGACCGGCGGCGACTTGAAAGAGATTGATTTGCTCGGGCGACAAATCGAGCGCATGGCGCGTGTCGATCGATACGGCAAGACGGGCAACGAGAAAGACCTCAACCCCAAGGTGGAGCACCGCAACGCGCACCTCAATGACCCGCAACGCCGTGTGCGTAAGAGTGACCGCAAAGACGTTGGGTACTCAGACGAACAGGTGTTGATGCTGTCCAAGGCGTTCAAAGAATCCACCTTCGGGTACCAAGACCAGTGGTACCAAGCGGGGCAGAGCAACCGCATGCGCAACATTTTGAAGTCGCGCCAAATCGGTGCCACTTGGTATTTCGCACGGGAGGCGCTGGTTGATGCGATTGAAACCGCGCGCAACCAAATCTTCTTGAGCGCATCGAAGGCGCAAGCCCATGTGTTCAAACAATACATCGCAGAGTTCGCCAAGAACGAGGCAGACATTGAGCTCAAGGGCGAGGTGATTAAGCTGCCAAACGATGCCTCGCTGTACTTCTTGGGCACCAACGCAAAGACCGCTCAGTCGTACCACGGCAACTTGTATTTCGACGAATATTTTTGGGTCGACAAATTCCAAACGCTGCGCAAGGTGGCCTCGGCCATGGCCATTCACACGAAGTGGCGGCAAACGTATTTCAGCACCCCATCGAGCATCACGCATGAGGCCTACCCGTTTTGGACCGGCGACCTGTTCAACAAAGGGCGCTCCAAGGCCGATCGTGTGCAGATCGACACATCACACGCAGCATTGAAGGCAGGGGTGCGCGGCCCCGATAACCAGTGGCGGCAAATCGTCACGGTCGAAGACGCGGTGGCGGGTGGCTGTGACCTGTTCGACGTTGAATCGCTGCGCCTTGAATACGGGCCCGACGAATTCAACAACTTGCTCATGTGCCAGTTCATCGATGACACCAATTCGGTGTTCCCGTTGACGGTGATTAAGCGATGCCTGGTGGATTCGTGGGAGGTGTGGGACGACTTCAAACCCTTCGCCAAACGACCCTTTGGCAACCGACAGGTGTGGCTTGGCTATGACCCCGCGCACAGCGGCGACAGCGCGGGCTTGGTGGTGCTGGCACCACCGCTGGTGGCGGGTGGCAAGTTCCGCGTGTTGATGCGTTTGCAGTTCAAGGGCATGGACTTTCAGGCGCAAGCCGATCGCATCAAAGAGATTTGTGCACAGTTCAACGTCACGTACATCGGCATCGATGCCACGGGTGTTGGCCAAGGTGTTTTCCAGCTGGTTAAAAACTTCTTTCCAGCGGTCGAGGAAATTCGCTATACGCCCGAGGTCAAGTCACGCATGGTGCTCAAGGCATACGACGTCATGAGCAAAGGCCGCTTGGAGTTCGACGCGGGGTGGACCGATTTGGCCGCTGCGTTCATGTCGATCAGAAAAACCACCACCGCATCGGGTCGCCACATCACTTACATCGCGGGGCGGTCCGAAGAAACCAGCCACGCCGACATCGCATGGGCAACCATGCACGCCCTTCAACACGAGCCCCTTGAGGGCACCACCACCAACAGCCGATCAATCATGGAGATTTACGCATGACCCCCTTATCTCAAGCCGCCGCCAACTCAGGCACCACCTCAAGTGCATCAATTGAAACCGCCGAGGCCTTGCCGGCAACAGCCACCAAAGAATCAAGCGAGGCGATGGCCTTTACGTTTGGCGACCCCACCGAGGTGTTGGACCGGCGCGAAATCTTGAACTACCTCGAATGTGCGCCCATGGGCAAGTGGTACGAAACGCCGATCAGCTTTGATGGCTTGGCCAAGACCTACCGCGCAGCGGTCCATCACACCAGCGCGATCAATGTGAAGCTGAACATTTTGGTGGGCTGCTTCAAGCCACACCGCTTGATGACGCGCTCGATGTTCTCAAGCTACGCACTCAACTTCTTGGTGTTCGCCAACACCTACGTGGAGCGCAAGCGCGCCATGTCAGGCCGTGCTTTGTCGCTCGATGTGCCCTTGGCCAAGTACGTGCGCCGAGGTGTCACGCCTGGTGAGTACTGGTGGGTGCATGGTTGGAAAAACGAGCAAAAGTTGGGCGAGGTGTTCCACTTGATGGTGGCCGATATCAGCCAAGAGTTGTACGGCTTGCCCGAGTACTTGAGCGCACTCAACAGCGTGTGGCTCAATGAATCGGCCACGCTGTTTCGCCGCCGGTATTACAAGAACGGCTCACACGCGGGCTTCATCCTTTACATGACAGACGCGGCCCAAAACGATCAGGATGTGACCGCCTTGCGCGAAGCGCTCCGACAAAGCAAAGGCCCTGGCAACTTTCGCAACCTGTTCATGTACGCACCAAACGGCAAGCCCGATGGCATCAAACTGATTCCAGTGAGTGAGGTCGCTGCCAAGGACGAATTCAGGGGCATCAAAGACACCAGCCGCGACGACATGCTGGCCGCGCACCGTGTGCCACCTCAGTTGCTTGGCGTGATGCCCAACAGCACCGGCGGCTTTGGCAACGTGATTGATGCGGCCAAGATCTTCAACATGAATGAAATTCAACCGCTGATGAATCGGTTGATGGAGCTCAACGACTGGCTCGGTGAGGATGTCATCACGTTTGACCCTTACGCGCTGGCCAACCAAGATTCAGGGCAAGGGGCGAAGCCACAGCCTTGACCCGCGACCAGCTGGCCGGTCGGCCAGCCACCCCAAACCGCCTTCGGGCGGTTTTTTTTTGCCAAATTTAATGTTTTTTAATTTTTTGCAGGAATTGGTCCCTCCACCCTCCAGCGCGCGGTCGAGACCCCGCCCCGCCCGCCCGCTTCATGGGTCGATTTTTTTGCATTGCGCAAACGCCTTGAGGGGCCGCCACGTGCGGGGCGGGGGGCGAATCGCCACAAACCAAGGCTGTGCGCGGGTTTGCAGGTTAGCGCGAAGGATTTGCCACCACTGAGGAGGCGGGATTCTCACGCTCGATTCGTTTTCGAAGTTTTCGAAAGGTAACCTTTGTAACCACCAAGGCAAAAACAGCCGCAAACCCGCATGGTTGTTGGGTTTGCTCAAACGGCTGAAAAGGTAACTTCGGGGTAACCTTGAGGTAACCATAAAGGTAACTTTTCGCTAAGTCATTGATTTATATGGATTTTTATTTTTTCAAATATTACCTATCACTGAGGTAACCAGATTACCTCTAGATTACCTATAAGTTACCTTTTATAAATTTGAGCAAAGCCAATGCCAGCAAGGGCTACAGGACGATTTTTCAAAAAGGTTACTTAGGTTACCTACAAAACATGGTCAAAAATTTTGGCGGCATCTTCTCGCGCGCACGTCACGCCCGCGCGTAATAAGGCCCACAAACTCGTCTATCCCCGCTCAACCTTCTGCCTCCTTGGCTTCATGGCCATTGATGTGGCTGCTCAGCGGTGTGGCTGGCCAGCATGCAAAACCAGCCGAGAAATTCAGGCCAGTTATCAAGAAAATCTTGACAACTGGCGAGGATGGCAAAAATCGCGATGCGACGGGTGCTCTACTGGGGCGCGCTGCTTGGCCCTATCCACATGGCGTCGTTGCATTTGGTGGACCGAGCCATTGCCCCTGCTGCAATAGAATGAACCGGTGCATCGGCTTTGGCCGTTGCTCACAACTCCACCACGCTTGATGACACCGAGGCGTTTGGTTGTTGTTTGGTAGCCACGTAGGCGAACGACTTGTAGGCAGATTTGTAGGCACTTTTGGCTTAGACCCTCGCCAACCCTTTAAAACCAAGGTGTGTGGCGTCCTCCTTCTCCGCCAAATAACCCGCGCCGATGACAACTCATCGGCGCTTTTTTTTGCCTAAACCGTGGAAAATACAGGCTTCAAAGCCTTCGCGTGTGCAACCCACCGCAACCGCCACCAACCATTTACACCCCACACGCACCACGCGATGTAGGCAGATGTGT